GTGGCCATTGAAAACGCCCGTGCTGCTAACGATATGCCCCATGCTGGTCGCCTTGAGGACTTCCGACAGGCAGTAAGGGCTGGACGTAAAACTCAAGATGGAAGTCTGGGAGATGCCACAGGCACTGTAAAGAGGATCATTATAGAAAACTCTGGTGTGACCCAAGGCCCAGTGAATACTGGCGGCCCTAACGTAAATAATGCGGCACCAAGGCCTCTAACTCCACGCCAAGAGGGCATAGCTAGTAACAGGCAGCTTAACCAAGAGCTTGTTGATGCAGTAAATGCCAGCAAGGTAGCACCCGAAAGCAAGGCTAAGATATTATTGGCACTTAGTGAGTTAGCTAAAGACTTAGGGTCTAACCCCGTAGCGAAAGCTACAGACATTATTGCTAAAGCTGATGTTTCAAAGCCACTAGCTCGGAAGTACCTCAAGCCGTACTTTGACAGGGTAGTAGCCCAGCAAGCAGAACGAAGGGCTAAAGCTAAAAAGAAGAAAACCCCTAAACAATAGAAAGGAACAGCCGTGCCATCAGGAAAAGGTACTTACGGTACTAAAAAAGGCCGTCCGCCTAAAAAGTAACTCAAATCAAGGAGAGCAAAAATGAACACTACAGCATTTGACCTAGTGTCTATTCTCAGGAAAATCGAGGTAGTCAAAGGGCTATCTTGGCTTTCCAGTGGCGAAAAAAGCCAGATCTTTCACGACATGAGCATGGCCCTGCCACCTCAGTTGTTCTGTCGGACTTGTGAGCCAACTTTGGAAATAGTCATCAAGCATTTAGGATTAAACAATGGGCGCACCGAAAAACCCGCGAAAGAAAGCTCCAAAAAAGGAGGCTCTGCATCCGCTAAAAGCCCGAAAGGGAACGGAAAATTACTTCTCCAAGATGATGCAGACAGAAGAGGGAAGAGCGTTAAGAAAGCAGTGGTCAAGTAAACCAAAGAAGAACGCAGGCCGACCAAAGGGTACGCCTGACGGCTTCACGCTCGAAACAATAGCGCCCATTAGACAACAGGCAAAAGCAGATGCTGAAAGGATCGTTAAGAAAATGGCAGAAGAGAACGGAATTGATGACGTTTACGCCATCGAGGCATTGGAAACCGCAGTTCAGATAATGCGGGAACCGTCCCAAAGCAGGGACAAACTGACAGCCGCTAGAATGGTCTTGGATTTCACTAAGACTAAGCCAGTTGCTAAAAGTGAAGTAGTCATCGGTAAAGCCGAGGCATTCTTGGAGTCGCTTTTAGTAGCCGACACCGAGGAAGAGCAATCCGATGATGACACCGAAATTGGCGACAATACGCCGTAAACTATATGACGACTTTGACTTCTATAGTAAGTCAGCACTTAAGATCAGGACCAAAGACGGCGACATACAGTCACTGAACTTAAACCCCGCCCAGCGCATCTTACATAAAGCAGTAGAAGCCCAGATGGCATCCGAGGGTAAAGTTCGGGTGATTATCTTAAAAGCTAGACAGCAAGGCCTATCAACTCACGTTGGTGGCTACTTGTACTTTAATGTTAGCCAAAAGAAAGCTTGTAAGGCGCTGGTGGTTACTCACCATTCGGACAGTACACGCGCCCTATTCGACATGACAAAGCGCTATCACGATAACTGCCCAGAGCTACTGAAGCCACACACTAAATACAGTTCACGCCGCGAGCTTACGTTTGACGTACTCGATAGTTCTTACGTAGTGGCTACCGCTGGCGGTGAGAGCCTTGGTCGAGGCGAGACACTGACGCACGTACACGCGAGTGAGCTTGCCTTTTGGCAGAAGTCTACCGCCCTAGAGAACTGGAACGGCATGACGCAGGCTGTACCTAATAAGAAGGGTACGGCTGTGTTTGTAGAAAGCACTGCGAATGGCGTGAGTGGCATCTTTTATGACCTCTGGAAAGGCGCTGTTGATGGTACTAACGGATACGTCCCTGTGTTTATACCTTGGTTTCTGGATAACGACTACAGAGATGACGTACCTGAGAGCTTCGAGATAACTCCGGCTGAAGAAGAGATTGCCGACAAGTATAACTTGGACAACGAGCAACTCATGTTCCGCAGAAAGAAGATAGCTCAGAACGGCATTGATCTGTTCCAGCAAGAGTACCCAGCGGAGCCAAATGAGGCATTCCTCACAACTGGTCGCCCCGTGTTCAACCCAGAGGTTTTACACACAGACCTGGATAAAGCTAAAGACATTAAACAGCGCCTTGCCCTTGAGGGTGATGAGTGGCTGGAGAATATGCGTGGCGAGCTAATGCTGTACCGCACTATCGATGACGGGGAACAGTATACTATAGGCGCTGATGTCGCCATGGGAGTGAGAGGTGGCGACTACAGCGTTGCCCAAGTCCTCGACAGTAAGAAACGACAGGTTGCGACTTATCGCGCTCAAGTTCACCCCGATTACTTTGCTGAAGTCCTCTACAAGTTAGGTAAGTTCTTTAACTTCGCCTTCATAATAGTAGAGAACAATTCGCACGGTATTTTAACTTGTACCCGCCTTGGTAAAGACATGGCTTATCCGAATTTCTACACAGAAGTCCAGATAGACAAGTTGACTGAGAGGGAAACCCTAAAGCTGGGCTTCACAACAACCTCTAAGACAAAACCTCTGATAATCGATGAACTCAGAGCCTGTGTCCGCGAGGGTACAATAGAACTTAACGATAAGCTCACGATCCGAGAAATGTTGACATACATCGTCACCCAGAGTGGCGGGATGGAAGCTGAAGCCGGATGTTTCGATGACTGCGTAATGAGCTTGGCCCTAGCAAATCATATCCATGAAGGCGCTTGGGAACCAATAAAAGCAGTCGATGAATATTATATAGAGATGGTTTAGAGATGCAGTCAAAAGAAGAATACAAAGCGCTTGATGACGATAAGATAGTCTCTATCGTAGATACGCAACTTAGGCGCTCTATTGGTTACTACGATAGTGAACTATCCAAGGAACGCCGTAGAGTAATGAAGTATTACTCTGGTGAGCTTCCTCGCCCAGCGCACGATGGCAACAGCAAGTACGTTAGTCAGGATGTGTATGACGCAGTAGAGAGCATGAAGGCAGCTTTGCTAGAAACCTTCTCTACTGGCAACAAGATCATGCGCTTCACTCCGCAGAATATGGATGATGTGGACACTGCTGAATTATGCACCGAATACACTGACTTCGTTCTGCACCGACAGAACAACCTGTTTGAAACGATGCAGACGGTTATCCACGATGGCCTCATAGCCCGTGCAGGCATCTGCAAGGTCTACTGGTGTATGCAAGATGAAACCAGCATTGAATACGTTGAAAACCTTACTGAAGATGAGCTTGATCTACGGCTGGCAGAAGAGAACATTGAGATAGAGAGCATCGAACAGGATGAGATGGGTATGTTCACTGGGGAACTTAAAGTTACCCGTGACACCTCTCAGGTTAAGGTCGAAGCAATAGCTCCAGAAGAGTTCCTGATTTCACCACAAGCTAAGTCTCTTGATACCGTGAACTTCTGCGCTCACCGCACTAAGAAGTCCATCGCTGAACTCATGGAAATGGGATACGATGAGGACGTTTTAGCTAAAATCAGCGATAACGAAGATACTGACTTTGACAGTGATCCAGAGATACTAACTCGCTTTGAGGACATCGGCTCTGACACTGCGTTTAACTCACAGGGCTACCAGAAACAGACCCGCCAAGTGACTGTCATCGAGGCTTTTATAGAGCTTGATGTCGAGGGCACTGGCATGACTGACCTCTACAAAGTAGTCAAATGCTCAAATGTTTTACTGGAGAAAGGAATAGTAGCTCGGCGTCCGTTTGTAGCCTTTGTTCCGCTTCCTATTCCCCACGCATTCCACGGCAACAACTTCGCAGAGAAATTGCTAGGAATACAGAATGCTCGGACAGTTTTGACACGCAGTATCCTGGATCATGCGATGGTTACTAATAACCCAAGATATACCGTAGTTAAGGGTGGCTTGACCAACCCAAGAGAACTTATCGACAACCGCGTTGGCGGCATCGTCAATGTGACACGCCCAGACGCTATTAACCCCATGCCTCAAGCATCCCTAAATCCTTATGTGTTCCAGACAATACAAATGCTGGATGAGGATAAAGAGGACACTTCTGGGGTTTCTCGCCTATCCCAAGGTCTAAATAAAGACGCAATAAGCAAACAGAACTCAGCAGCTATGGTTGAGCAACTGGCCACAATGAGCCAGCAACGCCAAAAGATCATAGCGCGAAACTTCGCCAATAACTTCTTAAAGCCCTTATTCTCTCATGTGTACCAGTTGGTCGTTGAGAACGAGAGCGAAGAGAAGATTGTCGAGCTTGCCGGACGTTACGTTGAGGTCAACCCAGCACAATGGGCAGACAAGCGTGACGTACAAGTTGAGTTTCATTTGGGATACGGCGACCAGCAAGAGATGGTCAGTAAGTACCTTATGTTCCACTCTATGCTTTCAGCCGACCCAGCGCTGGGCGAAATGTACTCGCCAGCTAACAGGTACAAGATGCTTTCTGTGGTGCTTGATAAGTCAGGCATTAAGAATGTTGCAGACTTCCTTACAGACCCTGCCAGCATCCCACCGCCAGAGCCAGACCAAGCACAGCAAATGCAGATGCAGATGGCTCAGAAACAGTTGGAACTTCAAGAGCGACAGACTTCTGTTGCTGAGATGAAGGCCCAATTTGACGCCCAAATGGGCACAATGAAGCATGAGCTTGCCCAGATGAAGGCCAAGCAAGACTTCGCACTCAAGTCGGACAAGATGGATCTCCAAGAGAGCCAGCAAGATCACAAAGAGTACGTCAATCTCGAAGAGTTAGACATTGCACGTAACGCTGATGATGTCCGAGCAATAGCAAGCCCTAACGGGTAATCACAACAAGGAAGAGCATGATTATGGAGACACAAGAAGAGCAACTTGTCGAACTTGGGGATAGTGCAGAGGTTTTACTAAAGACCCCTGCATTTACCCAAGTAATCGATGAATGCGTAGAGGCCTCATTTGCAACATTCTGCAACACTGAGGCCATGAAGGTGGATCAGCGTGAGCTTGCCCACCGCCACTATCTCGCAATCAAAGATGTGGTGAACACATTACAACAGCGTGTTCAGGTGCGTGACAGCATCGTTGAACAGCGGAATGGCGACAACAGTCAAGAGGAATTAGCACTATGAACGACAACGTGCAAAATGATAACTCTGGGCCGAAGAACCTCGATAGAGATGAAGCGGCTGAAGCAATCCTAGCCAGTTGGTCAGACGGTGAAGACCTATCTGATCTGGAGGAGGATGATGCAACACCCGAAGGCCAAGAAGAGACTACGGCTGACGAGGGTGAAACTGAAGATGACGATGTAGGTACGGATGACGAAAGTTCCGAAGACCCTGATGAAACCGAAGACGAAGCCGATGATGACGAAGAAGAAGATGAGGGCGATGAGCCTTCAATTGCTTCCGATGAAAACATTGTCGAACTCTCAGTCAACGGTGAAACCAAACAGGTATCTGTAAAGGACTTGAAGCGGCTGTATGGACAAGAAGCGTCTTTAACCAAAAAGTCTCAAGATTTAGCCGCCCAGCGGAAAGTCACCGATGAAAACCTGACTAAAACTCAGGCTAGTTATCAGAAACTAATGGAACGAGCCGAGGCTAGGTATAAACCCTATGCTGATATCGATATGTTAGTGGCCTCAAGACAAATGGAGCCAGACACATTTGCACAGTTACGACAGGATGCAAAACAGGCAGAAGATGACCTCCGCTTTCTCCGAGAGGAGAGTGGGCAGATGGTCACTGACTTACAACAGCAGCAACAGCAAGCAACCAAAGAGGCCGCCGCCGAGTGCGTAAAGGTCTTAGAGGAAAGCTTGCCAGATTGGGGCAACGAACTCTATTCAGAGATCCGCGACTATGCTGTGAAAGTTGGGCTGCCTAAAGCTCAAGTCGATCAATATACTGATGCAAGTGTAATCATGTTGATTAATAAAGCTCGACTTTATGACCAATCGAAACAGACAGCCGAAAGCAAGAAAGCCAAGGCCAAAGTCACGAAGTCTAAGAGTGGCAAGACGAAAGTCTTATCTTCCAAGAAGGCACCACCTTCCAAGGCCCAACTACAAGCAGGCCGCCGTTCATCGGCGCACCAGAAGCTTATAGATAATCCTAGAGATGGTGGTTCAACTGATGACATCGCTGATGCCTTAATGGCTCGATGGGCTGAGTAAATCATACTTTAGTTTAACATCATAACTCCTTGAAAAGGAACAATTAAAATGACCACTTACGTTACATATTCACAGGTTGGTAAGGCCGAGGACGTATCAGATATCATATCTAACATCAGTCCTTTTTCGACCCCAATGCAAGCTATGCTCAAAACAGAGAAAGTTTCCGCTCGGACCTTTAGTTGGTTGGAGGATTCTCTAGCCGCAATTAGCGTTAATGCCGCTGTCGAGGGAGCCGATGCGTCTATGGCGACTCTTGGTAATGCTACTGAGCGAACTGGTACAACCCAGATCCTCACCAAAGCCTTCCAAGTATCTGCCACAGCGGATGCAATAAAGACACACGGCAGGGCAAAAGAGACTGCGTTAACAACCACTTACAGTAATTTCCTGAAGTTGGCAGCGTAGTATAAACAATGTGAATTCAGGGGACGCCTAAGTGTGAAAGCATATGGTAATCCTGAGCCAAGCCCTAGTTATCTAGGGAAGGTGCAACGACTATCGAAAAGGCATTCAACCGAATGTAACTTAGTAGAGTACACCCAAGTGGGTGGAAGCGCATTGGCCAGTATAACGCTGGCATGATATAGTCTATTCTTGTGTCGAAAGCATAAGCAGTTCGTAAGAGAACGGGTAGGTAAGTAACGTAACCTATTGAATACAAAGACCAAATGGCGAAAGCCCTTAAGGAAATAAAGCGGGATTACGAACACGCTCTAGTTGGCTTAGATCAAGCTGCTGTAGCTGGTTCTTCGAGTGCCGCACGTAAAATGCAGTCTGTTATTAATCAGATTACTACTGATTTAGACGCAGGCGCAGCAGCAACAAATCCGCTTACAGAGGCCAAGCTTCTCACAGCGGGTCAGACTGCCTACACTAATGGCAGTGACGTTGACACTCTCATGATTAAAACTGCGGATGCCCAGATTGTGGCCGGATTCAGCGCGGCTTCTGGCCGTAATCGTGAGATTGCTCAAGGTAAAACATTGGTCAATGCTATTGACCTATATGTGTCCCCCTATGGCGAATACCGTGTTGTCCTCAACAGACAGATGAAGTCTACCCACGCATTGCTCATCGATCCTTCGATGTTCAAGCTGTGTTCACTACGTCCGTTCACTCGCACATTATTAGCGAAATCCGGTGACAGCGACAAGCACCACGTTGTAGGCGAGATGTCCGTGAAACACTCTAACTTTTCTGACAGTATTAAGATTTCAGGACTGTCATAACACCTACATAATACCCAAACTTTAGGCTCAGGTATAAACTGGCCTTTAGCTCTGGCCCATCCAAGTTCCACACAGGTTTTGCTCTCCTTGTTGTGCGGTCCTTGGGTGGGCCTTTTTCATTTTAAGGACAGCAACATGACCAAACCAGAACTTGGATTACAACAGTCGGCGCATGACTTCATCTTTGAACATGGCGGACTGACCCAAAAGCATTCACAGAATATAACCCAAACATTCCTCGATGACCTCAAGGACGCCCGTAACGAAAGCAATAAGCAAAGGGCTGGCGAGATGCACAGGATTGCAAGCATTCCCACAGTTATTGTTGAGAGGTGGATGCGCGAGGGCTTCGACCTATGGAAAGCCTCTGGCCCTGAGATTGTAAGAAAGCTTCACGCTGAAGACTTAGGATTATTGATGGCTACCGAGAAAAGGATTTAAGAATGTCGAAGCAAGGACTTTACAGTAATATTCGAGATAAAAACGCCCGTATAAAAGCCGGATCAGGCGAAAAGTTAAGAAAGCCAGGTGCTAAAGGCGCACCAACGGCGTCTGCTTTTCGTGATGCCGCTAAGACCGCAAAAGTAAAGAAAAGGACAACCTGATATGAATAAGGGTGAACTCCGAGCGCATATGATCGCTCTCCTCAACAGAAGTGACTGCACGAATGCCTTGGCTGACACCTTTATTGACCAAGCAATATCTAGGATTACACGGGTTATCCGTATTCCATCCATGGAGAAAACGCAAACTTATGATGTAGCCAATGACGTTAGTGGTGTGTCTTCAATCAATCTGCCAAGCGACTTCATTGAGCCAATAGATATTTATAGCGAAGGCAAACCTTTGGTCAGGCTACCTCTGCACGAAATGGTTGAGGCTCAGAAAACTAACCAGCAAGGAACTCCAGTGTTCTTTACTAGGGTGCAGGGTACATACTTAGTTTACCCAAAGCCTAGCACTGGCACTATAGTCCTAAATTACTATGCTTCCTTCGCAACTCTTTCTTTAGATAGCAGTACCAACACACTAACAACGCTTGGCCCTGATTTACTGATTTATACAGCGCTCAGTTACGCCGCTGATTACTTCATAGATGAGCGTGGACCTCAGTTCGATGCCAAGTCATCCCAATTCCTAACTGAGATACAGCAACAGGCAGATTCTGCCGAAATGTCTGGGGGAATCCAAGTGATGCGCCCGTCTAAAACTTACACTGACTGATGATTAGGAAACCGTAGATATGAGTAATTCAAGCTTTTTCAGCACAACAGGAGCAACATCTAATCAAACAGATGCAATCGAAGCTTCAGTCAACAACG